TACCAAGGGCAAGCATTCAACTGGATAGCAATCGATGAAATTACCCAGTATCCCACCTCCTACGTTTGGGACTACCTACGGTCACGTCTCCGTTCAACAGACCCAGAGCTCTCAGAGAATCTCTCAATGCGGTGTACAGCCAACCCCGGCGGTGTCGGAGGCTGGTGGGTCAAGAAGATGTACATCGACCAAGGAAACCCCGGTAAGCCATTCGTTCCCACCGATATGGAGTCAGGAAAGCCATACGTATACCCTGAGGGACATGAGAAAGCAGGCAAGCCGCTGTACTGGAGAAAGTTCGTCCCAGCCCGACTTACAGACAACCCGTACCTTATGCGGGACGGCCAGTACGAAGCAATGCTCCTCTCCTTACCAGAGGTGGAGCGAAAGCGTTTACTCGAGGGAGACTGGGATGTTGCAGAAGGTTGTGCATTCCCAGAGTTCCATAAACTCAAGCACGTTGTTGATCCTTATGAGCTCCCAACAAACTGGCCCCGAATCCGTGCGGCTGACTACGGCTATGCAAGCCCTTCGTGCGTACTCTGGGGTGCAATCGATTGGGACAACAACATATGGGTCTATCGAGAACTTTATGTAAAACACTTTACAGCAGAGCAACTTGCCGCTAAAATAGTAGAATTAGAGGAGTGGGACCCTGCTCCTCACTATGCTGTGCTCGATAAATCGTGTTGGAACCGTACAGGATACGGGCCTTCCATTGCTGAAACAATGATACGTGGAGGATGTCGTTGGACACCCTCGGATAGTAACCGTATTGCTGGTAAGATGGAAATACATCGTCGTTTAGGTGATAACGAGTTTACAGGCGAGCCCACAGTCAAATTTTTTAATACCTGTACAAACATAATAAAACAACTAGCTGGAATACCTCTATCAAAAACAAACTCTGAAGATGTAGACACGAAAGCAGAAGATCACGCATACGATGCGTTACGGTACATGCTAATGACTCGTACATCTGGGTATGTTTCTATCCACAAAACGCTTAACGACATTAAGAATAGCACCTTTAAACCACAGGATGCAACCTTTGGGTACTAGATGGCCGCAGAAAACTTAAAACTCGAAAACTTTGACCCTAGAACGACGACTTTACGGCAGTTTATTCAGAAGTATTCTGAAACTGGTTGGAGTCAGTCAAAGCCTAAGTTTGTCAGTAAAGACGGAAAGAAAAGTCTGTGGGGCTCGGCTTTACGGAATCGTTCTGGCGTTAAGGACATGCTTGATCGCCCTGTTATTGAGATTCTTTCTAAAAACTTCATCGGTGAAGGTGGAGGTATGGAAAAAGCACTCAAGGACGAAGTAGCCGAAGGTGCTTTTAATACTCTTAAGCAACAGTTAACAGCAGTTTACGAAAACGTAGAGCGTCAAGTAGAGCGTCTTGAAGGTATTGATAAAGATAGCCTCATAAATCCTGCAAACCAAATCATTATCAAAGACCCGTCCAAACTAACCGGTAAAAAAACTGATAGGTACCGTTTCGAGGTTCTTAAAATAGGCGAGTGGTACGCGGCCGCTATGGAACACGCGGAAAAGAATCCGCAAGATAGGGCGGCTATTAACGCTTTTATATTCGGAATTAACACCGGCCTTCGTCCAGAAGAATACACAGCACTTGATCGAAACAATTTTGGAAACCCTCGTACAGGACAGACTCGCTTACCTGCCGCGCTAGCAAAGGGCAAAGCTGACGTTCCGTATTTACAGGGAATAATCAACAAGACAAATACTCGTCTTGATGCTCCTCTGACTTCACACGTAATGTCTATTATTGCGGAGCAGGGGGAGATTAACAAAGAACTACGAGAAACACACGGAGCTCGTACGCCATACTTATTTTCGATGTACGACGGAAAAACTGTTCGTCCTGTAACTACACAAGATGTTACAAATGTAATTCGTAAAATTAAAGTGCCCGGTATTATGCTTGAGCGTATGCCGGACGGTACTGAAAAACCACTCGACAATATATCAGAGTCAAAAGATAGTCGAAGAATTAACGCAACAATCTACGAGCTTATTGGAGTTAGCGAAGATACGGCGGGCCAGTTAAAAGGACGTGGAGTTACAAAACAAGGAGGGCACCGTGAAGGAACTTACCGAGGTCTTCCTAACGGTGCGTATCCCGGCGATCACATTCTAGCAACACAACAACTTGAAGATTTTATTAACACGGCATTTACCGATGAGCTAGAGTATCGTGGTCATTTACCTTCAGGAGGAACGGTTCCTCTTACTATCGTCCCTACTGCAATTTCATACGCAGATGGTAAACCACAATTACCAGCAATGGGACTTCCTCCTAAGACTGCTCAGTTTGATGATCCTGTTTCACAGCCAAGTCAAACAAGACAGTACGGAGCGATTGAAGGTGGCGAGGGTAGCATCAACGAATCCGATCTACTAGCTAGTACACAAGCAGATCCTGTTTCTCAAGATCCTGTCACTCGTTCCGCTGATATGCCCGAGGAAGGAAAGTCGGCACTACAACAGCTTCTATCGCGAGGGCGTAACCTTAGTAAGACAGTTACAGGAATAGGTCTGGGCGGGCTGGGTCTGTATGGCATCTTAGGCGAAGGACAAAAGGCGTACGGCGATGTTACGGAAGCAACTGGTAGCAAGGTACTAGGAGCGGCCGCAGGAGTTGCTAGAGGGGCGTACGAAGCGTTAGAACCCCTACCATTAGGATTTATGAGAGCTCAACCAGTAGGTGAGGGCTCGGACGTAGTTCCAACAGATGAGAGTGGAGAACCGGTTTATTCATTCTTAGACGCTGTGGAAGACGGTGCAGGTCAAGCCACTGTCGATGACGGTGAGGAGATCAAAGCCGATATTGAAATAACCTATCCTCGAGGAGAATAACAAATGAAGTACGGACCAGCCGATATTATGAATTCGGATCAGAAAGGTATCGATTATAACTGTGGCGAAAACAACTTATACCGCGAAGGTCTAGAGTTTGACACTGTCGCAAAAACAGACTCATTAATCGAGTCAATGCCTAAAACACAAACCAAGCCAACGGATACTGGCCTTTTGTCTATGGCAGACGAAAATCCTTTAGCCTAAACAACTCAAGGTAATAAGATATGAAAGAGGGGTTCCTCCAGCCGCCCGATGATACTGAAGTAGATATCATCGACGTTAGCGATCAAATGCCGGGTCTTGCGGGGTACATTCAGAGTCGTTTTCAAGACTCAGAAAATGGCCGCCGTACGCATGAGCAAAGATGGTTACAGGCGTACAAGAACTTCCGTGGTATTTATGACAGCACTACACAGTATCGGGATTCCGAGCGTTCGAGAGTGTTTATTAAGATCACTAAAACTAAGGTTCTTGCGGCATACGGACAGATCGTAGATATTTTATTTGCGAACAAAAAGTTTCCAATTGTTGTGGAGTCAACCCCAGTTCCTGATGGCGTTCCCGAGTTCGCTCATATGCAAACGCCGTTGGACGACGCAGTTCCAGCAGTGTCCAGATTCGGTTTTAATGGGGATGGTCGTGATCTTGCACCCGGTGCTCTTGAAGCGTCTACTCCCAATATGGGACCTTATCAGGACATATCTAATCTAAAGCCCGGTAAAGCCCGCATGGGTGAGCCTCAAGTTGAACCTGCCGCTGAAGCGGCTCGTCGTCTAGAGAAGCATATTCATGATCAGCTCTTAGACACCAATGCTGTAAACGTATTACGTTACGCCGTATTTGAGTCTGCTTTACTTGGCACGGGTATTGTTAAGGGGCCTTTCAACTTTTATAAACGACTACACAAATGGGAAAGAAATCCTAGTACAGGTGAAAGACGCTATACACCAGAAGAAGAAGTAGTTCCTCGCGTAGAGCATGTGTCTCTATGGGATTTTCATCCAGATCCTTCAGCAACGAGCCTTGAAGATGCGGAATATGTAATTGAACGTCATCGAATGAACCGCCAGCAATTACGAACACTGATGAATCGCCCGTATTTTGATGCTACTGCGATTGAAAACACAATTGCTAAAGGGCCTAACTACGAGGACAAGTATTACGAAGATACTATCCGTGAGGATGATACCGAGCCTTACTACCAAGAAAATCGCTTTGAAGTTCTCGAGTACTGGGGTGTTTTAGACGCAAAGTTTGCTCGTTCAGTAGGTATGGAGATACCAGACACTGTCAGTGAATTAGACCAAGTGCAAATTAATGCGTGGGTCTGCGGTACTGAAGTTCTTCGCTGTGTGCTAAATCCATTTACACCAGCACGTATTCCGTATCAGGCGTTTCCCTACGAAATTAACCCGTATCAAATATGGGGCGTAGGGGTTGCTGAAAACATGGAAGACGCACAAATGTTGATGAACGGCCACGTGCGTATGGCTATCGATAATCTAGCCCTTGCAGGAAACCTTGTATTTGACGTAGACGAAGCGTCTCTTGTTCCCGGCCAGAATTTTGATATCTTTCCCGGAAAAGTATTCCGCAGACAGTCTGGTGTAACTGGGACCGCTATCAACGCACAGAAGTTTCCCAATACAGCACCTGAGAATATTCAGATGTATCAGGTCGCTCGCCAATTGGCTGATGAAGAAACTGGTATTCCTTCGGTTATGCACGGGCAGACGGGTGTTACTGGCACAGGTCGTACAGCCGCTGGCTTATCGATGTTGCTCGGCTCTGGCTCACTGTCGCTAAAAACAGTTATCAAAAATATTGACGATTACTTGTTGAAGCCACTCGGAGAAGCGTACTTTCAGTGGAACATGCAGTACAACGATAAGGCCCCGGATATTGTAGGGGATTTGTCGATTAAACCGCGTGGCACATCCGCTGTTATGCAGAAAGAAGTACGTACGCAACGTCTGACGACTCTTCTACAGACGGTTGCAAACCCGATGCTTGCACCGTTTATTAAGCTACCAAACTTAGTTAAAGAACTCGCTATATCTCAAGATATCGATCCTGATCAACTTGTGAACGATATGAGTGAGGCTCAAATTTATGCAGAGATGTTAAAAGGGTTACAAAATGCTCAACAAGGAACAGGCCCAGAAGGTGGCCCCGCTGGTCAGCCAGCCGCAGGCATGGGAAGCCCTGACCAGTTATCTAACGGACCTCCACCAGTTGACGCTTCGGGGGTTGGTGACGGCACAGTCGGAACGGGAAATGTTCCAGTTGCAGGGGAAGATGGCTTTACTGGAAACACTCCTACACCTGAAGGATAATCATCAGGCAGTCGTGGACGCGGAGAAATAAGAAGAGATGGCGACGGACTTTGAAGGCACTAATTTTGGAGGCGACACAGCTACTGCTGGAGGAAGTTTATCCGGTGGAGGGGGTGGAAACGACAACAATGATCGCCAAGCATACACGTCTCCTACTACAGGGCAAGTAGGAACGCAAAACTTTAACATTGATCGTTCTCAGCCGTCTAGAGAAACGTCAACAGGCCGTGTTTACGGAACACAGTCTGAGTTAGATACGATGTTTGGCCCGAGTCCTACAGATGACACCATTGGTGGTATGGGTTTTAGTTTTGGCGGGGGTCGCCAGAGTATGGCTCAAATGGCAGGGTTTGCGGGACAGTACTCTCCTACAATTGCTGGGGGTGCTTATAGCGGATTTAGCGGTGGTACAGGTATTTCTGCACCCGATTTTGGAACAGCAACAGGTTCAGGCGGACTAGGGTTTGCTGATCAAATTATGGCAATAAACGGCTTAACATCTGGCGGAGCCAGTGTTGGCAAAGGGCTGTATAGTGCTCCTGTGTACAGGAATGGCAAGTTAGCTACGCCCGGAGTTGTCGGATTAGCTAAAAATCAACAAGCAATGCGAACTAATGATTTAGCACAGCAAATGGCTGTTGCAACAGGTAGATCATACGCAGGTCAGGTTACGCCTACGGCAACTACGGTAGATACAAATTTTTTAACTGGGGTTGATGTTGATAAAGGCGGGTATGCAGTTTATGGAAAGGGCTCTCAGTTTGACGTAGGTAGAATTACGGACGAGCGGGTAGTTGAAGAAGCGGCAGTGGGAGCGATACTAGGACCTATGGGTTCACTCGCTTTTGGTAGTCCGGACTTAGCTGAAGTAACGTCCCTTTCAACAGGGGAGGTCGGATCGTACACTGATATTGGCGGTTTAGTAGGAATGATGACAGGTCCTTCTGTTTCATTTGATAACACACCACTAGAAACAGGAGGAGACGATAGCGACCCATCTTTACCATACCCATACCCATACCCGACTACCGTGCCTACACCAATGCCTGCCAACATTCGCCGTCGTTTCCGGACAACCCGAAGTGCTCTTGCACAAGGACCCTCAGTGTCGCGTTTCCCCCGAGCTCCACGAGCTCAATATGCGAGACCTAGCATGTACGCGGCGGAAGGTGGAGTAGTTCAAGATTTTGATTACGTTAAAGACGGCCTTGAGCAAAAGAAAAGAGGCTACCACGCTTATGCCATTGGTGGCAGAGTATATGCCGTAGCACCCGACCGTGCAAATCCTATGCAGTACAAAGCGTACGGCGGGACCATTGACCAAGTAAAAAACGCTATTGGCGGGGCTTTTGGTTACGATCCACAAACTCTTGACTTAAACAAGTTTCCGGGAGAGCCCGGATTTGGGCAAGACCTACAGAACTTTATTCCGGGAGTAGGGGGTATGACTGCAAACCAGCAGTTTATTACTGCGAACGGAAACACCACAGTAAATGCGTCTGATCCTTTTGTTCAAAAGTATGCTAATAAAATGAAGATGGCTCAAGGTGGGGCCGTAGGTTTTATTGGTGCTAGGCCAGAGCAAGTTGAAGAAAAAGACACCGTAGCTGATGGTGTTCCTATGAACGTCCCAGAAGGAACATTTGTAATCAACGCACCCGCTGTTGAGTTTGCCGGATCGAAAGATGTTGAGACGATGATTGACGGTGCTACTCAACGTGCGAATCAGCTAGGTATTGACATTGAAAAAGAAATTGCTAAAATTGCTAGTAAGGGCATGGTCCCTCTTGCAGTATCACCGGGTGAAGTGCTAATTGACCCTGTGAGAGCAAAAATAATTGGCTACGACCGTTTGGAAAAGATTAATAATCGCGGTAAAGAAGAAGTAGCCCGCAGAACTAAAGAAAATCCTCCTGAAGAAAATCCTGAGTCTCCGATAGATCAACAGATGGTTGCACTCGGTGGTCGAATTAGTAAAAACCGGGGAGGGACTGCCCAACGAATTCTCAACGAAGAGATGCCTTACGCACTTCGAGAAGGACCTGCAAGTCGAGCAGAAGTAATTCAAAAAGCTAAAGAACAAGATCCTGTTGGTTTTATAGGCATTCAAGAAGCTAATACTCAAGATAAAACTGATTACCTTGACATGGCACAGTTTTACACTGACGACATTGTCGCAAAGAGTCCTGAGTCTCTTCGTAAGTTAGATAAGATGCTTCTAGAAAACTCGGCGTATTCTTTAGGTGTTTTATACGGTTCAGAAGATGACAGAGGAATGACCGGCGGAATACGAGGTGTGGGCCCTGTTGAAAGACTGCGAGGACTAAAGGAAGGCACAAAAGCAGGAGGAGATTCTAAAATCTCTTTACCCGGCGAAGACAAAGATCCTGACTTATTATTACATGAATCCGCGCACGTTCAACAGCCTTTAGATTCCCGCTCTTTCTTTGCGCGGTCTTACGGTCTCTTATTTCCTGAAGAAGGAAAGGCACAAGAAGAGGCGGCCGTAACTACTCTCGATTTGTACAGGAACCTGTACGCGGGAGATACGAAAGGAACTCTTGAAGCAATTGATTATCTTTTTAAGCAGTACAACCAAGAAGGACTGCGTAAGGAAGATGTTCCCAATTTTAGAACAGAAGAGGGCTTACAGTCCCTTTTAGACAATGCTGTTCAGTACGTATACGAAATATCGGACAACCAGAACTTATACTCCGATGAAGAAAAAATGAGTGTTAGAAATGAGATGAGCACTGTGTTTGGTAAAAATGCGGATAAGCTTAGAGAAATGATAGCAGACGTATACCAAGCGCGTCAATCTCGAAATAACACAGCACTTCGTCAAAAATATGGAGTTAACGACTAAGCAACGGCTACCCCGTTTCGACGGGCCCCGTGAAACACACCTACGGCTACCCTCAGCCATGAGGCCCCGTGAGATAGGAGAGTAAAATGGCAAAACCAAAAGGGCATCGAGCTAATAAACCTAACGATTCTTTCGGAACAATTAACGACGAAAACCTCTACAGAGGTAAGTACCGAGAAGAAGTCTACAAGGATGACGATGACGAACAAGTCCAAGTCGAAACTCAGGACCCCTCAGAAGAGGCTACTCCAGAAGAGATTCAAACACAAGGATTTGCAGAACCCCAAGAAGGATCAGAGACTGACTATAAAAAGCGGTATGACGATCTGAAAAAACACTACGACTCTAAAGTAACAGAGTGGAAGAGAGAGCGAGAAGAGCTAGAAAGTGCTCAACGAGCTGGCATGGAACAAGGTGTAGCGATAGACGCTCTACCTAAAACTCCAGAAGATTTGGAGCAGTTCAAACGGGACTACCCCGATGTGTATGCTGTCGTAGAAACAATTTCTAGTATGAAAGCTGAAAATAAACTACAGGAACTCAAGGCAGAAGTTGAGACCCTCAAAGGACGTGAGAAAGAACTTGAAGTTCAATCCGCGTACAAAGAGCTACTCTCAGAGCATCCTGATTTTCCGCAGTTGAAGAAAGATCCTAAATTTGTAGGATGGCTCGAAGATCAGCCAAGCTCTATTGCTGATGGTATTTATAAAAATAGTACCGACGCTAAATGGGGTATCAGAGTCCTAGATCTGTACAAAGCAGATATGGGTATTAGTAAAACTCGGAAGAAACGCAAAGATGCCGACCCGGCCGCGACAGTAAGAACTGCTTCGACAAAAGATGTAGTAAACGAGTCGCAGTCAGATAAAAAAGTATGGAAAGCGTCCGAGATCGGTAAGCTGAAACCGTGGCAGTTTGAAAAGCTAGAAGCTGAAATTGACGCCGCAAAATCAGAAGGCCGAATAGACTATTCACATTAATAACAACCTAACTATCTCATAAGGAAGGGTAACAAAATGGCTTTTGATAGCGCATCAGGTTATAACAACCTCCCTTCAGGTAACTTTACACCGGAAATCTTTTCCCA